GTTGGTAAACTTGCTTTGAGAGCAGTTCCTGTATTAGGAGCAGCATCCTTAGTTGCTGAAGGTGCATATATGGGTATTGACAAGTTGGGTTACAGAGATGATATTGAAGAAGCAGGTGCAAAGTTGATTGGTGGTGCTGTAGAAGGAACAAAGAATCTTTTCGGTATGGACGAAGAAAGTAGAAACGAGAGAACTACCCAGCAACTTGAAAGAAGAGTTTCTGGCTTCGAACGTGAAAGTAATCCAATCACCAGAAAACTAGATCCCGATCGTAAAGATGGCTATATTGCTGCTTTGAAAAAACATGCCTCAGAGGGCAATAAAGAAATGTTCGATACGATCTTAAAAACTATGCGCGAAGAAGCGAAGAGCGGCGAACAAACAGCTAATCTAGATGCATTGTCGAGTAATACGACAACTGCTGCAACTGCAGTTCCAACACCTACATCAGTTGCAGAGACTGTTGAGTCAGAGATTGATAGTTACACAGACGTAACAATGGCTGCAAATAAGACAGCACCAATAATTGCTCCACCTGCACCTACATCCGCGCCACCAGCGCAAAATCAGGATAGTATTGCAACTACAATCACTGTAGATCGTAAAGCGAAAGATAGTCTGGCAGAAGAATTAAAGAAAATTAATCTAGTCAGAATGCCAATGGGGTTCTAAAAAAGGGGAGACCGAAGTCCCCCCTTCCATCATCCATAGGAGAATGATTCTTAGTCTTCTTCAGCCAACTTCGCGAAGTATGACAATGTATCATCTTCATCATCAGCGTTAGAAACGACAGTGCTAGAAGTTGCTTCCTGCACATAGATTTGGTCTTCAACATCACCAGTTTGCTCAGCGACTTTCTCAGCAGTGGTAACTTTCGCACCGCCTGCAAGAACCATATCTAATTTCTGTTTCAGTTCGTCATAAGACTTAAAGTTGTCAGGGCTGACGATTTCAGCAAGTGAGTGTTGCTTTGCCCATACTGCTTCAATTGCTTCGTCAGAATCTGCAACAGGAGTAGGGGTTGATTCAAACTCAGACTTGTCATAGTTACGATATCCATCGACCTGACGCGCCTTCAGTTTAAAGTTTACACCTTCCCAGAAATCAAAAGGATTCACTGGATTCTCATCCTCGAACTGAGGCTGCATTACATCTTTGATTTTGTCAAAGATTTTCTTACCGAACTTGTAAAGCATCACCTGACCCTCGTTCTGAGGATTGGCTGAGTCTTTAACAACAAGAACATTGGCATAATATGACAAACGGCGTTTTTGCTTACGAGCAAGATCTTTGTTTGCATCAGTGCCACTGTTCCAAAGTTCGCTGTTCAACTCGGAAACAGGATCCTGTTGGTTCAACGTGGTAAGTGAGTTTTCGATATACCACTTTCCTGTTGGACCTTGGAACCCATGATTGAACATGCGAACCCATGGGAGTTCCTCGCCTTTCGGTGCAGGCAAGAAACGCAAGACAGCGTAACCGTTACCAGCGGAATCTACTGAGAGCTTCCACTCGTTACCGTCATCTTTCTTGTAGTTATTTTGGGGGGAGTCAATTTTTTCGACTTCTTTCATTAGATTATCGAAAGAGCCTCTTGCTTTGCGCAAGTCAGATAGTGAATTAAACGACATATTTTTTCTCCGTATAAGCGTTGTCTTCGATGTGTGTTTGTCCTGTATCAGCGGACGAGTTATTTATAAATGTTTTCACCTACATACCTCATCTTGTCTGTTAGTTTAACAAACGGACGATACTTCCTGATGAGCAAGGAGATGTCCTTCAGGAATATATCATCTTCTTCTTTATAGCTTAAATCGAACAATTTGTCAAGCAAAACTAACGATTCTATCGTAATTTTTTTGCCCAAATAGAGTCGATATACCAGAGCATGATGCCCCTGATCAGCTACAAACGGATTAGAGATAGATTGTTTTTCCATCTCTAATTTTATCAGTTCTACATCTTGGTTGAACTGATATTCTCTCCTTGATTTACGAGTCTTCCAATCTTTATAGATCTCTGATGACTGGGTATCAAACATTCCACCCCATTTATCGCCTGAGACAAAGTTGGCTACAAGTAAATCAATGACTTCTTTTTTCGTGTAATCTCTTGCGAGTTTACGCATAGCGATAATATCCTTGCGTTTAAGGAATGCTTTCTCGCTTGCTTTCACTGCACCACGTGTTTTCGTGATGTCATATTTTTCTGTTGTAAAGTGAAGTTTTAATGCAAGATATAACTTGTAAACTTCAAATGGTTCCATTAGAACGGCAACTTACCAGACTTCTCACCTTTGATGAGATTTAGTTCTGTAGCTTCTACTTTTATTTTATCTTTGAGAGATGTTGTGAGGAGTTTCTTGACAGACTCGACCTCAATATTATTTTTATTACAAAATGAAACGATTGTATCAATAAAACCAGCGCGAGTGCGAGATGCTTCTTTCTCAATATGTTGTGAAAAGTCTGATGATGATTTGAATTGCTTTGTAATTAGATATTCATCTGTTATTTTAGTTGCATCTGTTGACATATCATTATCAACTACTACTTTTGGCATTATGATTTCTCCGTTTCCATTCTTTAATATACTGAATAACATCGTGTGTCCTTTTTATATAAGGGTTTTTACAAACTGTATGAGCAGCTTCTCCTGGCTTGTCAAACTCATGAACAATTGGGTGATCGAACGCTTCAGCGACCTCATTTATTGTATATGGTCGAGATGAACCGAAGTGTGCTTGTTTCGGTTTTTTATTTTTAGGGGCTGTTATGAATTTTAGAATACCAGAAACTACATCTTCAACGTGTGTAAAATCTCTGGACTTTAGTCCTGTGCCAAATACTTTGAGGCTTTCACCTTTATCGATTTGATTTTTAAAAGAGCGAATGATTGTGCTGTGTTCGCCATAATCAGCTTCTCTTGGTCCATACACATTATAGAAATACATCAAGTGGAATTGAATCCCCCAATGCTTTTGATAAAAGTGCAAACTTTCTTCACACATAGCTTTACCAAATGTATAGGGATTTGAATATGGTTCACTATATATGGCACTCGACGATTGAGCGAAATATAAGGGAACATTATATGTAGCAGCCCATTCACATACATGAATAGTGGGATTGATATTATTTAATATTGCATCAACTGGTTGCTCGAAAGATAGTCTAACTCGAGGTGTATTTGCTAGATGAATAATCGCATCACATGGAGGTGGTGTAAAGTTACAAACATCTTCAAACACATAATCTACATTAGATTGGTGTGTAACAAACTTACCGTTGCGCTGATCGTCAACAACAGTTACCTGATAGCCACGTTCAGCAAGACCTTCAACTAAGTGACCTCCAATAAAGCCACATCCACCTGTAACAACAATATGCATTAGTTTTTCGGCTTATAAAATATATGAGCATCGATGCGAGCAGTCACATCCATCTTATCTGCCCAATGAGGTTTCACATAATCAGCATGGTAAAATAGTGCACCATCCGTAATATCAAGTTCAGTCTTCAGTGTCAATTTGGCAACTTCATAAATCTGATTATATTTGCGCATGTTTTTCACTTCATCACTCCTACCATCACAATACCAACTAAATTGGCAACGGTTCTTATATGGGAAGAGTTTACCACTCACCGAACTTTCGTAGTGTGGACTTTCGTAAACAACTTCACATATTGTATTAGGGAAAGCATCCGACTTCACTCTATTCATAGTCACATCAGCTACAGCGATCCACCCTGCAGTTGACTCGTTTCTCGCTTCGTGATAGATGTTTTGCGCCAAACATGCAACTTGTGGATCAATAATTGTTTTGATTCCCATCTCATTAGGCATCGTAGGATTGGTTGATATGGAAACTAATACGGCTGCTAAAGAATCAAGAAACTTCATTCGTGTTCACCATCAACACGACCACGCAGGTTGGAAAATACATTAGGTGTTCTTTGAGCCTCTGCATAAGTTCCGACTGTGACAGCAAGTGCTGCCAAGATTGCGATATGACCTAAAGCTGATGCTAAAAACCCAGTCCAACTACCAATCATAATACTGAAAGCAACGACCCACATCCAAGCAAGAACTTGTAGAATCATATGTCTCGTATTAACATCGGGGATATTTTTAAGAGGACTCATATCGTGACTGAAGATATAGTTCCAACTATCATAAATATATTTTTGCATAATATAACCTTTCATAATAAAGTAGTTGGGGACTTCTGTTGCTAGGCGTCCCCTGACCCCGAAAAACTAAGCTGCTAGAGCGTAGCCTTCATATGCATTGTTATCGTTTGCATTTACGAGTTTGTTGCGCTCTTGCGGATGGGATCGCCCGTCCGTCTCATAGGTGGCTTCCGCACCTGTTCTCCACTTACCTATTAAATACCAGTCGATCCCATTTCACCCCCATAAGAATAACATATGGGATGGTGGAGGTGGCGGCTTCGAAGCCGCGTCCTGCATACCGTTTAGCTCGTTTCATCGAACTCTCTATTTATAGCATATTATTGTATTTTAGTCAACAACTATCTGAGGTCAAACTCAACGCCTAGCATGTGGTCAACTCTTGCAGTTGAGTCATTACTCCAGACCAATACTTCAGGGTTATCATATAGGAAGTCACAAGATTTACAGTAATCGGGATAATCACCAGTTCTATGGTCTTCACGAAGTTTTTCGTATTCCTCACCCCACCAGATATCGGCGAGACTTGTATCATCTGCATGTCCGAGAACTGACTTAGCTTCGTTGGGCTGACCCATCGTCTGACAACAAGGTGTAACAGCACCCCTATGTCCATCGTTACCACCAGAGCGGATCGTAATCTCATCACTGAATGGACGACCACAGGTTCTAACGTTTTCAGCCTCGCGTCCATATTCAGGATCGTAGTTACCACTCCAGTTATGCATCTTCCAGATATAACCTGTAATGCCGAGTTTGTCAACTATATTTTTGCGATAGAGTTTGACTTCTTCTCCAATTTTATCATTATCAAGAATCAAATGATATGTTGAAAGCTGACAATCAGCACCTGTTTCTTGGATATATGTTTGTGCTTGTTGGATATGAGATCTTAGACGCTCGAACCCATCAGTGTCCATCCACTGTTTGTATGTTTCTTTATCATAACCAATGCAACTATAACGGATAAACTTCAACCCAGCATCAATCGCTTTCTCCATACGCTCGCCAGTCAGAAACGATCCATTTGTATAGATGAAACTATCAAACCCATAATCTGTGCAAAGCTGGACATACTCATGCAGGTTCTTTGCCATAGATGGCTCACCAGAACCCTCCAAGTTAATGATTGGCTTACCCTTTAATTGTTTGAGAATATCCTCGAACAGATCCAATGGCATCTTACGAGTCCAATCTGCTCCACGACCCCAAGTCTGTGGGCACATCTGACAAGTATAATTACAACCACCGAATACCTCGATGACCGCTCTTCCTAATTCAGGTAATGATTTGGATGTTATATTTTCTGTAATCTGATTCATTGTAAAGTTCATAAAATGGCAGTAAGACTAAGGCTCTCAATTCACTCTCAGGATCTTCTGCTGAAACAACGTTTAATTTTTTATCGCCAAATGATGTAATAGGTTTACCATTAATATCTATCTTATATTTATGTATCAAATCTAGATACGCTTCCAGTGGATCTCTTAAACTAGTATTGTTTTGAACCGAATTGAACAGACAATGTGGTATTAATGTGCCTTTATCTGCTACATACGCAATACCATAAGGTGCATTGAAATAATCTTTGAACTCTTCTTCTCGTTCAAAAACTCTCTTAAATTTTACGGGTTTCCCATATGTATTAAAGGTTAGGAATTCCATCGTTTGGTCGCGGTCGCCAAACATAGCAACAACTTTTTGTCGACCACCTCCAGGATGTATCCACCAATTACCCTCATCGATACCCTTTGAATGTGGGAACCAAATTAATCCCATTGGGTATTTAAAACTCTCTTTAAGATATACCTTCGTTAACCAACTAAGTTTTAAGAAAGTCTCATAATACATTGGAAAATTAGATGTGCTGCAACCAACTAATTTATTTGAATGCCAGTTTAAATCACATGACGGATATTTAGATGTAACCCAATACATAACTTCTTTGTGTATTTGTATGGGGTCGAATTCAAAATACAAATCGTTTAAATTAAAATCTGCAAGACCATAATTTTCTTCTGGGCGTTTAAATTTAGACCAATCTTCCCAAGTTGCATCAGGTAAGGGTCTTAATTCATACATTCTCTGATTCCCAAATATCTCTTGCATTCAGTAGAATATCAACATAGTTATCACGATTCTCGACGAAAACTTGTGGATCGTCACCTTCAACTGCAATAAGGATCGCGCTTCTATTAATGGGAATGCCAGTGCGCTCTTCATACATGATTGCATAACCTGCAGCCTGTGCAAAGTAGTTTTCAATCCATTCTTTTCTTTTTGGCTTTTTTGAGGTTTTGAAATCGATGATGCTAAGTTTACCATCAAACTCGGCGACACAGTCAACACGACCTGCGAGTCTGAGGTGATCAGAAAAGAGAGCAATCTCTTGACCATGTATGTTATCAATGCGGTCTAACAAAGGTCTGAATTTATTGAACATTTCTGTATCAAGCAAAGACATCTTACTCGTATCAACTTCTTTATTGTTGAGGATATCTTCGCAAAGAGTATGAATTTTTGTTCCGCGTGTCGATGCTTGGCGACTGATTTTATTTGCTTCCTCTGCACCAACACGCTTTCTCCACGCACGAATTGAATCACGGGATAAGACACTAAGGACAGTGGTAACAGAAGGATATGCTGCCCCAGATTCGGTGAAGTATTTACGACTTCCATCTGGGGCAGTTTTATCTTGAGCAAAATCACTCAGTTCTTTCACATGGGTAAACATAATATAATATAACCTAGATAATTAAAAAAGTCAAGCGTATTCTTGTTCGTATTTTTCTCTCGCTACTATATATTCTTTAACGAGATCGCTTCTTACAATATCATCAGGTGTGAACTCAAATATTTTAAATGATGGCATCAACTCAGCGATAACCATAAATTTTTGTAGCCCCGACATATCGTTTCTCTTAGCATAGAGATCGGACTGTTTGAAGTCGCCAGCAAATATGATTTTACTTCTTTGACCGATGCGTGTCATAATTGAGTTGAGTTCCATGTCGTTCATATTCTGACATTCGTCAACGATAATGATAGCGTCGTCAAGTGTAATGCCTCGAACAAATGAAGTGATCATCCAATCAACCTTCTTTGCTTCCTGTAGGCGTTCAAATGCTTGCTGTTTGTCGGGGAAAAATTCTTGGCACATATCAATGTATGGGCGCATAAACACTTCAGTTTTCTCTACTTCATTTCCAGGCAGGTGACCAATATCTCTTGATGCCACTGCAGAACGACAGATTACAACTTTATCGAAGGTGTTTGATTTTTCTAGCACTTGTTCAAGTGCTTTATAGAGAGCGATGAAAGTTTTACCAGTTCCTGCTGAACCATGTAAAAGCATCGCTTGGGCGTTCTCATAAGTATCAAAGAACGATTTTTGGGTAGGTGTTAGGGGGTCAAAAACATCGAGGTCATTGAGCCGAGGTATTAGTCTATTGTTTCCTTTTTTGCTAGAGGTTGTATCATCCTGTATTAATTGAAGATTTGTTTTTCTTCTGGACATTTATAGACCTTATAATTTAGGGGTTAAAGATATATTATGCAGAGCCTCCTTTTGCAGGCATCACCTTCACGACATTTCCCATAATGTAGCTGATAAGTGCCTTCGCGTCTGACGAAAGCAAATAACTATCTAATGCTGTCTTGATGCATTGTATTGCATACTCAGGGTCTATCGACCTCAAGTCTGACTGTATGTATTTTTGTGAGTGTGCGCCGAAGGAATTGAGGCAGTGTAATACTAGATGCACTTCTTCCTCAGTATAAAGCCGAATTGCTAATCCCAGTTGTGTAGTCTTCTGAAACCGCTTCGGA